ACATGTTAGTTATTTTTTTCTACTCTTTGTTCTTCTATTTGTCTTTGATTCATTGATTCAATATCTCCAGCTAATATTGCTACAGCTTCATCAATCATTACTTCTACAATATCATCTTTAAATTCACAGATAACATCACTAGTGGAAGTTACTCCTGTATAAGGGTTGACACAATTTAAAATTTGTATTTTAGTTGGTTGTCTGTAATACACCAAGGATGCATCTACTACATCAAATTCACCATTGGTATAAATTAAAATATCATTACCTTGTTGAGTAGATACTGTTTCAGCCCATTCAAAACTAGGTCTTTTGTTATAATCGCGTAAAATCTCATTAATGTTACCTTCTTCTACTTGCCATATCATTAATCTTCTTTTCTCAGTACAGCATTCATTTGTTGCATATGCGGTGATAGCTTTCCAATGCATATAATCAGCCGGCCTAGGTGCCTGTACCCATACTTGTTTATTAACTGTAACAAGAGGAGCCGGGACTAATAAGTTTTGTAAATCATCAATTCTAACAGTAGACTGTTCATCACCTTCTCTAGTGACATTAGAACCATGAAGTTGTCTTCGGCACCAATCTGACTGAGCCTTATTAAAAGCCTCAACAACTTGCCAGCACTCTATGTTATCATAGTCATTACTGGCAAGTTTGTTAAGTCTTTGTTTAATCTTAAGTTGGAGAATTGAGTTATTCACTTAATTAACAGCCTTTTTTAGATTTCATTGAACCACCTAATTTTTTAGATGGTATTGCTTTTGAAGGTGCTTTACTAATTCCACCTACTTTACCTGTAGGTTTAGTAACTACTTTTGGATAAGGGCTCTTTTTCATTTTTTTTGTTTTATTAATTATTAATTATTTTATTGAGATTCAGTATCTGTTGTAATATTATAAATTTTGTAAAAATTCAGTTGTTAAATCTATCCATCCTCCAACACTATTATATTTTTTAAATGCTATTACATTAATATAAGCATTATATCCATCATCTGTATTTATAAATGTGCCTGTGCAATAAAATACATCAACTCCAACTCCAACATTAGCACCAATTATTCCTGAAGCTCCTGTAAGAAAACTGTTTCCAGATAATCTTATTTTTTCTGTTGCATATACCATTTTTGCTCCATAAGATGTTAAAGCTGCAAGAGCTGCTTTAAATGGAAATAATATATCACATAAAATATAATTTTGATAATCATTTGGGAAACTAGCCGCAACAGGAGCAACAGCATTTGCTGCTACCCATGTAATTGCTGTAGCAACTGCACCACAAGTATTATCTGTTAAAGATTGAGCTTCAGTTTTTCCTCTTCTCCAAATTCTTCCTACATTACCAGATCTTGATATTCCAATATGAGGGGTATTAATCATAAATAATGCACCATCTGTAGTTGTTGTAACATGTGATCCCCACGCTTGTATACCTAATATACCTGTATGAGGATAACCAGCTAAACCACCTGACATGAATGCTCCTAAGAATTGATTCTGAGATGCCGGTGTTTGACCAATGTTTGAAATATCTGAATAGATAGGACCATCTACATCATCAGAACAAATTGAATCTGATAAAACTATATTATCTGGAGCATAACCTTTCTCTTGTATAAAAACTTTAGCATATTCACCAAATCTTTGAACATTAACTGCTCCAGGATAAGTTACTTTAACTGTGTTATCATAATCTACAGGATTAATAGTAGTTCTTTCAATACCTTGTACAACAGGAAACCATTTACCAGGTTTAGGTAAATTGTAAGCTTGTATTAAAGAGCCTGGAACAACTGTATTTGTTCTAGGATTTTTTAATGCATAAGGTCTTAATTTAGCCATTATTTCTTGCTTTTAGGTTTTGGATAAGGGTTTTCTTTATGCCATTTTTTAACAGAAGATACTCCTTGTTTAATTGTTTTAGCACTTGCTTTTTTAGTAAGGTCTATGGTATCCCACTTACCTTTATCTTTGGTAGGATGGTTTACCATTATATTACCTGGCTTACCTTTACCAATTTTATTAGTTTTTTGGTAAACAATATGCTTTTCATTATCTGCAGTAACTTTAACTTTTTTCACTTTTATTTAAATTAACAAGTTTTAACTACTAACACTTCCATTTTTTTCTAGCTAATCTTAATCTACTATTAGGGTCTTTAGCAGCACTAGGCCACATCTTCATTTGACCTGCAGACCTAGCACAAAAAGAATCTTTTCTAGATCCTCCTTCTGGTTGAGGAGCTTTAAGGTTTGATCCTGGATTAGCATTATTATAAGAAGCTCTGCCTTTAGCATTCAAACCTCCACTAGGAGACTTACCTTCTTTTCTTTGCCAAGCTGGTGATTTTGCCATTATTTTTTCTTTTTAGTTTTAATATTTCCACCCATTTTATTTTGTTGGTATTGGTGTTCCTACAGGATATGGTGCACCTTCTTTAGCTGCAGTAATTGAAGTCATACCTGATTTTACAGGAATGGCTTTATGAAGAGGTACTGCTGCTTCATTTAATGGACCATAAACTTTAGCAAGAATAATACCTGTTTCAGTTGTATCAAATATAATTCCAGGCATTGCAAACATATTACTTTCACTTGTACTTGGTTGGTCAGTATTTACAGTAAATGATCTATTGTTAGGTGGCATTAATTGCCAAGACTTTGATGCAGGATTAAATTGTGGAACTACTGTGTTTGTATCATAATACCAATATAAAGACCAAACAGTATTACTAGTTCCATCAGGTGTTTGAAAATTATTTTCAACATTAAAATCTCCCCATGTTCCACCTGAACCATACATAGCTAAATTAGAAATTGAAGGACCTTCTAACACAGGACAAATTGCACATCCTTCTCTATATTCTACACCTTGTATAATTATTTTTTTACCTGTTGGAATAGCACCAGATGCGCCACAAAATGCAAATTTATTTTTATGAATCCTTAGTACATTGGTTTCAGAAATTGTTGATTCATTATTACAGCTAATTTGTAAACTAATTGCAAAAATTAAAAATATTGATTTTTTCATATTTACTTTTTTTATTTATTAGTTATTCCATTGAGATTCAGTATCTGTTGTAAGATCCTGTAATACATCTTGGTTTAAAGGATTAGATAAATATTCAAATACTTCAGAAGCAGTTCTTCCTAAAAGAGATGCTGACTTTTGGTGATATATAAAACCATCGGATTTACTAGAAATGAATTTGAAAAAAGAAGCATCTTTTATAATGGCTCTTAACTTCAAAACTCCTATCTTTTCTTCTGCAGCTGTAATAAAAGATTCACAAGCTCTTAATACATTTTTATCAACTCCTTTACCATTAATGAAATTATCCATATTGTCATAGACAATATCATTAGAGGTATGTTTCTTATATTGGGTACTGTTTCCATCAAGTACTTTAGCAATATAGAATAGTTTTTTACTATCTTTATCAAACAAGCTTTGTAATAAACTGATAGCTTTATTCTTAATTTTCTTAAGTTCTGTTTTTGTAGATATAGTGTCCTCGGCTTTATCTAAATAAAACTTTGGAGGAACTGGCATATTTCTAGCATCTTCTAGACTTTTAGCTACCATTGAGAATCCACCGGCATTGATTGCATATAAACGGATTCTATCATATGGATCTTTAATAGGGTCCAAAAATAAAGGTACATTACCTACTCTAATAGTAATCCTATTCCATAACTCTGAATTATCATGCTTAAGTAATTTAGCTTTATTCCAAAAATCAGGATCTTCAATATCTAGAATATTTGCTGCCAATTCTTTTTCTAAATCTGCAACAACACTTCTAATTTCTTTAATCTTAGCATTTCTTTCCTCATCATTTTTAATGAACTTTACTTCAGGAGCAAATTCATTAAGTCCGGTTAGGTATCTTTTAATACCATTCATTTCAATACAAGCCAATTGTTCTTCATGAAATACTCCATCATATAGAGATAAGCCATATTTCTCTAGACCCATATTTTCTTTATTTTCATCAAAGTATGGTTTGATGGTAACTGTTCCTCTAATTTTTAAAGGATTTTGTTCTACGATTGTAATACTCATTAGTTTTTGGTTTAGTTGGTTATTCTTGAGCTATCACTGGGCATCGAGCCCCATTCCTAAAAGAATCTGTTCATACAGATGACAGCTTATTCTATTATAAAAAAGGAGGTACATCCTCTACGTTGATTACTAACACATTTGTAAAATTTACAGTTCCACTATTGTTTTTAACATGTATTCTTATTACACCATCAACAGTTATTGTTTGAGCAATAACACTCACATTCATTGTAGCAAAAGAACCGGTTCCAACAACATTAAAATTTGTTTTAACAAAATCACCAATTTTAAAATTAGGATTTGTTACATTGAAAATAGCTTCAGCATTGGTACCTAAATTTTGAGCAACAGTAGTAATTACCGAATTTAGTGTGGTAACCGGAACAGCTGTTGTAGCACTTGTTGCTTGAGTATAAGGTGTTGGTTTTGCTTGATCATTCAATTGAGTGATTAAGTTATTCAACATACCTATATCAACAGGTTTTCTATTTCCACCATTACCATTGGTGGTAGTTTTAGAACTTGGGACAGTTGGGATAAATAAGTCTATAGACATTTTTATAAGTTTAAAAGTGAATAAATAAAGGGGGAAGATTCATTCCTCCCCCTAGTTTACTTTAGAATGATCCACCAGTGATTGGGTTTCTCATAACTATCTTCAACACCTTCGTTGGATCTTTTACCCAAATTGCAGGCATTGTTTGGCTCATGTATACACGGTAACCATTGAATTGTCCGGATGACACAAATCCTTGTGTTTTACCCATATAATCCATAGTACCATTTTGATACCACCATTTCAATTGATTATCCCACTTGCATTTCAACAAGAAGATATTATCATTACCGGTATCAGTAACATCAAAAATAACAAAGCTATAAGAACTCAATGGATGACCATCGATAATTGGATTCTCAATATCATTTGTATGTAAGTTGTCAAATGCCGGGTTAAGAACAAATTTAACATTTGCCAAGAAAGGAATCACATAAGAAGTATAAGCAAAACCGAAGTTTAAATCCATACCTTTTCCTGTGATTGCTCCGATATCAGCAGCCTGAATCAACAAGCCTGAATTAACAGCCTCTTGTTTGATAGCCTCATTAACCATTCTCATTCCACCCATACCAGTTTGAACAATTAACTGACGTTTAGGATCTGGACCTTTAAACTCTACACGACCTGCATAGAAGTTATAAATCTCAGTACGGAACAAATCAAGATTGAAGTTTGATTTATTGTAGATTCTTTTGAAAGAGTTATCCAACTGTTTCCAAAGACCCACTGATAATCTAACATCATCCGGACCATCTTGTTTAACTCTACCACCATGACCCCACATTAAGTAAGTTTCAATGTCAGTAGCAACTTTGCTCAAGTGAGCACTTTCCATTTTAGTTAAGAAAGTACGAGTAAGGTCTCCATTACCCATTGCTTTTTTAACTGCATCCTTACCCATGATTTTAATCATGTCTTCCAAAGAAGAAACAGAAGGATCTAATTGCTTATCAAAAGCTCTCCAGATTTCAGTTACTGGAATAGTACCATCTGCATTCATTCCACCTTCTACCATCATTTTGGCACGAGATGATACTGAATAATGTACATGGGCTTCAGCTCCACCTACATAGTTATAAAACTCACGGTATCCAGTGTTAGTCTGAATATCAGAAAATCTTTCACCATATTCCCCACGAGCAGAACCCTTACGGAATATCTTAGTTCCAGATGCCAAATACTTATTATCTAAATATTTGTAATTATCATTGTTCACCAATTGAACAGTGTACACAAAAGAATCACCCAATGGCATGATATCATCTTGTGTTACATATAATTCACAACCATTGTATTTATCATAAGTGATAATATCACCATGACCAAATTCACGCTTGTTTAATTGAATTTTAAAAGTTTGACCATCAACACCTTTACGAGTGTTACCAGCTTCAATATCTTCTACAATGTAGGGTAGATCTTGAGAAACCGGAGTTTGCCATTTGTACTCTCCTCTTGCATTATCAACTTCTATGATGTTTTTACCACCAAAACTTGATAATTGATATAGAGGCATTTCAACCTTCTGTGTCATAGCCCATATATCTACGGGACCCATATCCATAGGTTCACTGCTTTTTAGCATATTCATCAAGTGGTATGAATCCACATGAGAACTCGCTTGGTAATTAGTATCTCTTAAGAAAATACCATTGTTTAAAACTGGAGTTGCCATTTGTAATTGTTTTTAGTTATTATTATTTATAGTTTATTAATTATCTTTTGAAAAAATTTGAACTTGGTCTTATTATTGTTCTTGTTTTCTCTTTTGGATCTGCTTCTTCTTGTGTAGATGTTTGAAGTTTATTAGATTGTTCTTGTTTCAACATTCTTACTGTTTTAACAACTTCCTCTTTACTTCCAATTGTTCTGATTTTTTCTTTGAATCCTTCCGGATCTGCAAGTAGATAAAGTGCTTCAGCTACTCTTGGTAAATCAGGCTCTACAAATTGAAACTTTTCTAAAAGGTGACCAAGTAAATTTGTTTGTCTGCCGGTAATTGATGGATAATTAGTTTGAACCATTCCTGAGTATAACATACCTTGAGTTTTTTTATCAAGCTTTATACCATTGAGTTCACTTCCTTCTAACACAGTGTATACATCTTCCATGAATTTGTGTGCAGCAGCTGCTTGTTTCTTTTTATTGTGTTCTTGAGCAGCTAGTTGTCTTGTAACAATTTCTTCTTGCATTCTATCCAACTTAGGTTTGAATTGTTTTGCTTTCTGAGCTAACTTGTTCATATCTTTATATGACTCGATTTCATCTTCTATTTCTTCCTCAGTACCAAAATCATTAGTAGATAAAAATTGTCTAGCAATCATTTCTTGATGCTCTTCATTATCTGGGTCAAGTTCTCTAGTTTCCTCTACTCTAGATAATGTTTGAAACAATTGTTTCATATTTCTACCACCATCTGCATAGTATTTGGCAGCTATTTGAAGTTCTTGAGGTAAGGCATCAAAGAATTCACCAGGTAAAGTATCGCGAAGTTCTCTTTCTTTTTCTTTAAAATTAGCTTCAAAAAGTTCTTCAAAATCATTCATTGAATACTCTTCAACCTTTTTATCATCATCAAAAGGAGTAAGAATCTTTTTTTCAAATAGTTTATTAGTAATGTCTACTAAACCATTTTTATCAAGTTTCTTACTAGATTTTACTGGTTCTTCATCAAGGGGATTTTGAATATCCAAGATAGAATCAACATCTAATTTAGTTATAGGGGTAACTTTAGATTTACCATCCTCTCCTAACTCAGGAGTTTCTTCTTCTTCTTCCTCTTTGTCAATGAACGATGTATCTACTTTTGAAGTTGAGAAGAGATTAGGCTTCTTTTCTTCGGGGGTTAATACATTATCCCCTGTTGGCATTCCTAGTAGTTGATTAACTTCATCAGTTGTCATTTCTACTTTTGATACTTTAGTATCATTTGCTTGGTCAGACATTTTCTTTTGGTTTAGTTGGTTTATTCTTAACTGACAATTATAATATACACAAATTTATAATAATAAACTTTATAAATTTGCTTTTTAAAAAAAATATTTTGCAATACATCACTATACTATTTTTTATTCTTTGATTTTTGTTTAACATCATACTGATTCTTGTTAGTTCTTGCTATCTCCACATCCTTATTTTTAAGATCTTTTTGAACCTGTAACTTCTGTCTATCTAAATCCATTTTCTGTACAAATTGATTTTCTTTTGCAGACTGGGCTTGTCTTTTAAGTCCTATAGCTGTTTGAAACTCTTCTGTCTTTCTTAGATTGTCCATGTAATCTACATAATCACTTTGATTATTTTTATCAATATCTTGCATTGCACCAAAGCCGGCAGATCTAATTTGAGCTTCTAAGATGTGTTCTTCTCTATCTTTTTGATTCTCTGTAGCCTCAAACATCATTCTCTTATCTTGTGCTGCAGCTTCTGCTTCAAGAGCTTGTTGTTGCAATTGACCAGCTCTATCATGCTCTTCTTGCTTCATTTGGTTAGCTTTAGCTTCAGTAGCTTTCAATGCTATATTAAGTTCGGCCATTGATTCAGCCTGCATTACTTCTCCTAAATCATAAATAGATGCTCCAGTAGTATTATCTTTAATAAGCATTTGTTTAAGTTGTTCCATTATAGCTCTATGATTGGCTTTAGTAGTACAGAAGATATTTATATCGCGTAGTAATAACTCAGTTCCAGATATTTCAAAATTAACTTTTTCATCTGCAGAGGTCATATACTGCAACCTAAGTGAAGGTTTTGTTGATTGATAGTATTGAGCAAGGTCTGTTCTCATTTGTTGCACTCTTGGCATTAAGTGATCACAGTGTTGTGTAAAGTACATTTCTGTTTGAGCATATGATGCATTAAGAGCTTGTTCAACTCCTGTAGCAGTTTGTGTTTGAGCTATCTGTTGACCTAATCTTTGAGGTGTAATACCAATGGTCTCCATTGCTTGAGTCTTGAAGTAATTGGCTAGATTAATTCTACTCATTAATCGATTAGTTTGCTCTAAGTCTAATTTCTGAAAATGATTAAAGTTAGTTGCATTTTCTGTATTGGAAATAGAAGTATCTAAAGGTAAGATACCAAAACTCTTCATAGCTACGAAAGCCTTAGAGTAATTACCTTTACCCCAATCTTCTCCCATTGAATGTTTAGGTAATGCATTCTGATCAAGCATAATTACGGTACCTAATTCATCTACTAGGATATCGGCTATTTGATTATTTACAATGTTGTATCCTATTTGAAAAGGTTTAAGTAAATCTACACAAGATGTAGAACGCGTATTTCTATCAGAGAATACACAACCCTCAACTGGTAATTTACATCCATAAAGAGTGGTATCACCTTTGAATTGAAATTTCAATCTACCGGGTTTATTTTGCATTATTCCTAGATAGATAGGACTGATTTGTCCAGTATCTGGTGTTCCCCAGAATCCAGGTTTATTAGGTCCAATCTTAACTCCACCCCAAGTTTCATTAATCCAAATCCAATCTATATGTTCTCCAAATACAACATTATCTTTACTTTTATTTTTAAAGATTGATAAGTCATATACAGGTTTAGTAGTTGTTTTAAAAGTTTCATCTACTATTGCAATATGAGCTTCGCCTTGCTCATCAATGGAGGTAAGGTATCCAACTTTTCTTTGACTCTTCCAATATGTTGTACATACTCTTAATAAACCGGTATTACCGAAATCTAGAAAGTCTTCAGATTCTCCTAGAATCCAGTTAACAATATCAGCTCCATTTTGTACAAAGCCATTATGCATAGATGTAAACTGTCTGTAACCTAAACTCGGAGCTCCAACATTCCATTGGTGAGATCTAGTAGCATCATAATAGCTACCATCATTTTGATACCCTGTAACAGGATATAAAGCAGCTCTGATTGGATAAACATATTCTAAAGACTCTCTTTGTTCTTGAGACATGTATGGTCCATACTTATCTATTACATCAGCTACAGTCATCATATCTACCATACCTACATAATTAGATTGTGATATGTAACGTGCACCTGGAGACTTATGATAAAATGTAAGCACTGGATTCCACAGTTCAACCTCATAATCATCCTCCATCATTTTGAAATGCCAAAACTCTCTATCAGCTACCAAACTATCACGGAATCCAACTTCCTCAAGCTCATCCATTTTAAATCTTTCAGTATCTACTTGATGTTGGTGAGTAGCCCACTTTTCAGGAATATTTCTATATTTCTTTTTAAAGAATTCCTCAATTTCAGGAAGAGTCTTAAGTTTTTCAGGGTCTAATTCTTGTTGAAACTCGGGTGTATTAGGATCCATACCCATCTCCAACATCTTAGACATCATTTTATTTTGAGTATCTGAAATCAAAGTTCTCTCAATATCTTCTTTCTTTTTCTCAAGCATTTCATTATAAGAATACTCATCTACTGTTCTGAAGGATATTGCTGTACTTCTTTTAGAAAACTCATTACAAAGGACATTTATTACATTGGGGATAATAGGATAGAATTTTAGTTCAAGTGCTGTATCATCCTCCCTACCGAGAACTTCTATTAATTCGGTGTAGTTGTTATCTTCTTCTACAATGTAGTCAGATTTATCAATAATACCTTTAGCTAATTTATAATTCTTAAGGAGTCTTCTGGCATTTCTTCTAAGTTGCTTTAATCCCTGCCACTCATACCAATCCATATTCCAACCAGTCCATTCCTCATTCTTTTCTTCCTTTGGTAGAAACTGTAAAGGTTGTGTTAAGGTTCCGACTCTATTAGTTTTAGCTAATTTACCGGCCTTAAGGTCCATGGCATTTAATACTTCCATATCTTTTATTTTAAATTTTTAAAAGCACTCCTTTTAATTCTACCCATACCTGAACCATTTCCTCCCATATGTCTAAAAAAGCTAACTAATTTACTAATTTTTTCTGACTTATCCAAGTGTTTATTAGAGGAACTTTCAAATCTCTTACTATAACCTCGGTTTGATTGCTGTATTTTCATAAATGCAACAAGTGCTGCAAAGGATACCAATCTATCCACATTCAGTCCATGTTGGTATTCTGACATCTCTTTTAGTAACATAGGATCAGGAATTCTTTCAATACCGTATGTTATCCTTACAATTTCACCATCAGTTTTAGTATCAACATGTAATTCTTCTTTCACATATTCTATCACATAACTCAAAAGGTGGGCACTAAATAAAGTCCCTGTATTTTTCCAACCATATTCTTGATACACATTGGCATTGGAACCAATATCTTTAAGAAAAAGCATTTGACTTTTTGGTATCAGATACTTCTGTTTCTTCTTATTAATCATATGCATAATGAAAAGAGAAATGTTATTTTCTACAAGAGTCCAGGCATTATACCACTCTATCATCATCTCAAGCCTTTCATGAGTTTTATTGATATCATCAAATCTTCCACACCAATAAGCAACTACTTTATCTCTCTCTATAAAGGTTTCCATCCCATCTACCCCTTCTCTAGTAACTTCAATAGCATTTTTCATAATGTATATTGAGACTAGAGATTCTGAACTAGTGGTTTTACCTTCAGATACAGGGTCAATACTTGCATAATACATTCCAAATTCCGAATTTGTTGCGGGTTTCTCATGCATAACTATAACTCCTTCTTTATCCTCCATCTTTCTAGATATAGGGAAATCTTTAATAGGAGTTTTACTTGACTCTTTATGTACAATTTTCCCGGTAGCATCTCTACTAAGTTCAATTAATTGATAAGGATATTCCTTTTCTTCAATCCTTTTAGATTGGGCAGCAAGTAAATGTGTAGGAAATATAGACACTTTTCTATGTGCAAAGGCCTCTGCTATCGATCTAGGATGCTGAGATATTTCTAGTTGATATGCCTCTGGTGATAATTCTTTTTTAATTTTTTCGAATTTTTTATCTAAGGCAGCTAAAGCTTCTTTCACCAATGAATTACCAAACTTATCAATGTAAGGAGGCATGGACCATTGTTCCGGAATAAATAAAGCTGTTCTTCCTATGGTACCATTATTGTCTAAAAGATTAGATTCAACAGAATAAAACTGATTTGCATCAGGATTGTATACATAGTTCTTCAGGGGTTCACATTGATCAAGATCTCCCACAGCTCCTCCAATAATAAAGGTACCGGTTGTTAACTCTCCCATTTCAAGAGCTGGTTTCATGAAACCATATGTGTCATCTGCAGTAGGGGCAATACCACCTTCTACATAATAGAAATAAGTACACGGTCCACCACAACCAGCTGTTGGATTTTTATCTAAAGTCAATCCTTGTATAACTCCTTTAAGTCCTTTCTCTATTTTTTTACCTCCTACAATGTTCTCAATCTTTTGTTGCCACATTAAAACCTTATCAGGATTAAGAGGTCTATACCACGCGGTATACTCATTTAGGAATTTAGCATATTCATTTAAGAATTTCCATTCTCCTTTTTCATTTATATAATCCTTTTTGGAGGCACCCATCTTCATAGTTACTCCCTCTTCAAACCATAACTGATTTATCATTTTAGCACAGTGGAAATAACTCCAACATATCTGTCTTTTCTTTAAACCAGCAATATGTTTAAAATGAAGTTCAGCTAAAATCTCATATAGGGAAATATGATATTGGGTATCCCAAATTTCAGCAAATCCAAATTTCTTCTTCATCTTATCAAAGATTGGAAGGAAATTTAACCACATATAATAATCTCGGGTAATGAACCAGGTTTTACCATTGTTCTTAAATATACATCCAACTCTACATTTATTTTTATGATTATCCCAGTATGATCGATAATCTTTGGTATTATCTGGTGCTAAACAATATACATTGTAATCTCTAAAGTGTCTACCTTGACTATTAAATTCATATATAGTTTCATCAAATTCATATTGGCCCGGCTCTTTAAAAAGAGGTAATATAAAATCTCTAAAATCTTCTAAAGTATCAAAGATTGTTTCTGACCAAACACCATTTTCCCAGGTTGGTACGGTTATATATGGTATCATTGTTGGTCATAAGCTTTAGCACTACCACCTCTTAATCTTCCATGGTCTTCCATAAGATCTGCATAAGTTGCTTTGAAAGATTCTCTAATCTCTTTAAATTGTTTTGCAGAACTCAAAAGAAAAGGTCCATTACCATCTCTTCCAGTAGTTATAGGAGTCACTTCCATAAACAGAGCTAATCTATCTAACATTGCGCTTATTCCTTTATATGCTCTTAGTATTGGAGTTTCATATAATTTATTACACATCTTTAAAGCGTGCACAATATCTTTTTCTTCAGGAGAAAAATCAGCTTTTACTTCTTGTAAAATAACTTCTTCTTTCTCATCATCAGGTAAATTAAAAAAAGGATTGATTTTAGGATTAGGACAAGTCATATAGAAAAGATATGCGTAGACTTTTAGATAGTTCTTAGGATTACTATCCATTATCTTTTTAAGAAAGTCTAAATTGTAACAGTGTATTGTAGGTACTATTACTCCATTCTGTAAATCAAGTAGTTCTATCATTTATTTTTTTTTATTAAATCTCTGTTTAAATCCATCCACTTTATAATGCTCATTACTTCATTCTTTAAATATGGAATTTCTATTGGTTTCACTTCTTTAACAATAGGCTCTCCTTCGAAACTTAATTTATTGATTGGATTGTCAAATTGGTCTCTCCCATCCTCTTCAAAAATAACATGATGAAGAACCATCTTACCGGGTTTCAAACTAGGATTATGTCTTAGAATAATATACATATAGAAACTAAGTTGCAATGCGTATAAATTTAAATGGCAGTCATCTAAATGATCTACAGGGAATCCTAGTTTTTGAGATATTCCATCCCAGGATTTGAAACCCTCAGTTCTAATTTCCTTATTAGTTTTATAATCAGTAATATCAACAATGCCATCTACAACTTCAACTAAATCTGATTGACCACAGATGCCGGCTGATTTCAAATATACAAAATGCTCAGGATAAATTCCATTTAAAAGTTTTTGATCAGGTGCTAATTTAACTCCATCATCAGTTATACAAGGTCTTATGATCGGTACAATCACACCCTTTCTTTCAATTGTATCAAGACTAAGTAAATCAGCTTCTCTTTGATCATGATAATATGTACCAAGGACTGTTGATCTAGTTCCTTCACTAAGCCAAGCCTGTTCTATTTGGTCAGGAGTCATCCCATACCATTTGGACTTTTTATTTTTAGATGATTTCAAAGCTTGAGTTTTAGCATCAAAAGCTTTTTTAAAGTGTCCTGTTACAGTGGTTACACTTATCCATCTGGTAGTATCAGATTCATCAATACTATGATAGGAATGATCTTCTGGTTTAAATATTAGGCTCATCAGGGTTATAGTTTAGTTTAGTATATAGTTCATCTTGTTGGTCTTCT